CCAACCCGGAATAGTCCACTGTGGGAAGCTGAGGCTGACCGCCGGCAGAGGCTCCGAACTGCGGGACGCCGACCTGCGAGCCACCGAGCAGCGCCGTGATTTCGTTGATCGGCTGGTTCCGCTCGGTCAGGGCTTCCTGAACAGCCTGTTGGCGTCCGTTGAGGAGAAGCTGGTTATAGGCGTCATTGGTGCCCTGGTTGAAGGTGTTCTGCTCCTGACCATAGGCGGCAGACCCGGCTTTGATGCCCTGGTTGGCGAGCCGCGTGCGCAGATCCTCGTCGCGCTGCGCAACCATAGGGTCGAGGCGCTTGCGGCCGAGTTCCATAAGCCGCGCTTCCGTCGCCTCATTTGACAGATCGACTGGCTTGTTGAGGTAATCCTGAAGCTTGGCTGATTGCTGGTTCGCGAGCGTGCCAAGGTTCAACTCTGCGGCGTCGTTTTGGTTCTTGATGGCCTGCTGCTGCTGTGAAAGTGCAGTCGTCTGGGTATACTGCGGGATGGAATACGTCGCGCCACTGGTCGGATCTCTGAACGTCTGACCGCCATTGGTGGTATAGGTGACAGAACCGTCCGGACCGACTTGATTGACGTTGCCCAACTGAGCATTGGCGAGCGCCGTAGCAACATTCGTGCCGGTTTGCGCAGCGGCCGTCTGAGCGGGATCTGGAGCTTTCGGCGCTTTCGGCTTGCCCATCAGTGCACCTCGTTCTTTCGATTAAACTTGTTTGCGGCCCACGCATCGTCTGTCAGGACGAAGACGTTCTCTGCCCTGTCCCTGCCCCTCAGGCGAGGGATTCTGAACCGTTCGAAGCCATACCGGTCCAAGATGCTATGCAGCGCCTCATCCTCATCGGAGACGCGCAGCACCACGGCCTGGCATCCCCAATCGCGGAAAGGCACCTGAAACATCACCCGTAGCGTTTCCTTGGTGAGCCAGCGCGGCGAGGTCGATGCTGCCGATATTTCGACGACGCCGGAATCCTCTTCGTAATTATGATAGATCGCGCCACCTATCAGGTTCTCACCGTCGATCACCGCCATACCCTGGCAGTTGCCGAAATCACGGTTCTTTCCCGGCCATATCCGATCGGCCACCCAACGCGAGAGCAGGCTAATTTCCTTGCCGTCCTTGGCGATCGCCCACGTAATCCGAGACATCAGACCATCATCGCGCCGCGGACGAACATCACGTCGAACTGAACAAGTTCAGTCGTCGGCCGTGCCGCAATACCGAAGGTGATCTGGATCTGCGGGGAGACCGCGAATCCGGAGCGTCCGATCGAGGCCCAGCGTGTCGTAACGTTCTGCTGCGTTCCGGCATCCCAAAGCGCCACATCCCAGAGACCGGTATCCCATCCGTCGATCGCCACGTCCGAGACAGACGAAGGCGGTACCGGAAGGCTTATCTTGTAGTCCATCGAGGCCGAAATCTTCGGCTTGAAGCCGAAATTCGACAGGAATGTCGCCCGAGCCGAATAGATGGTCTTGTAGACGCCAGCGCTGCGCATCTGGTCAGGAAGCCCCACATAGGTGCAGGTATAAGGCAACCCGTTATCCGAGCCGCCTGCCTCCATCTGATGAATGGTCCCGGCCGATGTCCCGAAATACCCCACGTCACCGAAGAGCGCCACGCAACGAGCATCCCAGCCGGTGAAGGTCGACCATGCCCCGGTCTCGAGATTGGCAACCAAGCACATATACGCCTGACTGGAATCGAACGACGGGACGGTGACCACCATCATGTTGTTGGACGGCCATTTGAGGATTTCCCATGGCAGCGCCGCGCGCTCCGCTACCAGTCGCTTCCACTCCGGCTCGATGGTCCGCGAGATAGCGGCGAGAGACAGGGCGGCCGCATCCTTGTTTACTGCCTCGGAGATCGGAACCATGCCGTCCTGTGTGGCGATAAGGAGATCGCCGCCAGCCTGCATCGTTCCGTTCGCCCCCATAGGCGGCGTGATCTTGTAGACGCCGACCTTTGACCACGTGGCCGCGGTTCCGGGGTTTGTCCCCTGATAAACAGCCACCTCCCCCTGATCGGAGACAAAGACGCATTTGTCATCAAGGCCGTTGCCCGCATCCAGCGACCACTTTCCGCCAAACAGAACCGAGCCGCCTTCTTGAAATATCCCAGCCAAGCTGAACAACTGCGCCGCCCCGCCGATACTATCGACCGGCAGATACCAGACATTCATGCTGTTCTTCTGGATGAAGAAGAGACGAGAGGCGAACGACCAGACGAATGATAGTGTCGACGTTGTCACGCCGGTGATCGCTGGCGTCGAAACACCGGTGATCGGTGTCCACGTGCTGCCATCATAGAGAAGCGCGCTATCGGTGCCATTGACGGCATAGAGATAGTTTCCCCCGGCCGTGCCGAACTGAGCGGTGGAATAATACCCAGATGTTCGGCCGGACACATCAGCAGCCGGCGGCGTATTGGGGTTGGCGACTGACGTGATGTTGAAGATGTGCGAGTCATCGGAAGCGAAAAACTTCTCCACTGCGCCGCTCTTGAAAGCCCACATCCGGCGGACGGGGATCGTCCCGATCGTGGCGACCTTCGTGTTGCCGCCGCGGACCCTGGCGCTGGTAGCCGTGGGGAACCAGTTCTCAAGGCGGCGGGCACCACCGGCCTTTCCATTGCTCAGCGGCTCATTGAGGATAAGCCCGCGAACCGGAGGCAGGAAACTGTAAACTGATGCCATAGGACTCGTTGCCATCTAGTTTGCCCCGTCGATGATGTTCTGGTACAAATAGCGAACCCGCCGGGTGTCTCACCACCGCGACGGGTTCTGACCAAGCCGAACATTGGAGGTTCGAAGAATGGCTAATTCTCGTTTATGCTCGATTCCAAACTGCGGCAAGCCGCATGATGCCCACGGCTACTGCAAAGCTCATTATGCTCGTCTTCTCCGTCACGGCGAGCCGCTCGCTGGGCGCACACCCCATGGCGAGCCGCTGCGTTTCATCCACGCAGTTGCAATGCACCACACTGGAGATGAGTGCCTTACGTGGCCGTTCTCTGTTGACCGTGATGGATACGGCAAGCTTTGGTTCAAGCAAGGGCCATGAGGGCTGCATTAGCCCAATCCACCTAGACTGGAAGACGCCAGCACAGAACCAAGCCGACAGGCTGGAGCATGGCACACACTGCCGAGGCGAACGTCACAACATGGTAAAGCTGACCGAGGCTGAAGTCCGCGAGATCATTAACCTGAAGGGCATCGAGACTCAACACTCGCTTGCTGCGCGGTTCGGAGTGGCGCAACCGACCATCGCCCACATCCACGCTGGCCGCACATGGAGTTGGCTCACGGCATAACGACCATTCAAACGCCCCTGATCATGCCGGGAAACGCGATCTTGACGCCGCGGCCCCATCGAGGCCGATTGCCGGATAGAACGCTGCGCGACCCGCCATCACGCAGCATTTCCTTCATGCGGAGATCGTCGTATTCGGCCTTGGCCGCATCGAAGGGGAGGCCCTTGTCTTTCTTCCAGCGCCAGATGATGCCGAGTTCAAGCAATCGCTCATTGATGCGGAAGATATCGGTATCGGCGAGGAACCCCGTCTGAAGCGCTCCGCCGGCAGCGGTCACGATCAGATCGGAGATGTAGAAGAACTTGATCGTCTCGCCCGATGCCATGATCGGCAGGAAGTGAAACTGACCGCCGTACACAATCCAGTTGCCGGATATGAAGGTGAACGGAACGATGAGATATTCCAGCCACTGATCCGTGCTCGGGATATGGTTGAAAGCCCAAATCCACCGGCTTGACCACATCTGCGAAGTTTCCGCCATGCGGTCGTAGTCGGTCGGCATATCGAAGGCTTCGGCCACGCCATTACCGGTAAAGGTGTTGATCTTCTGAAGAACCTGCCAGTCGAAGTCCTCCACGATCATGCGGGCCGTATCGTTGCACAGTCGGGCAAGCTCCTGATATTCCCTGTCCGTGCTGGACATGAGAACGTCGGGCTGATCGAGCCCTATGACGAGGCAGGCCCGCTGTGCAACCGATAGGACCGTCATCGCTTATGCCGCCTGCTGTTCGTTCAGGAGGCCACGCAGCGTGTCAACGCCGGCCTTATGGTGGTACTTGATGCCGCGCCGGTCCAACTCTGCCCGGAGAGACGAAAGCTCGTCGGCGGCGTCCTGCTGCGGATTGGTGGCCTTCTCCAGCAGTTCCATGGCCGCCTGAAGCTTTTCGTTGAGATCGGCGATCTGGAGAGCTTGGTTTGCCACCTCCCTGTCGCGCTCGACCTCGCGGGCAGCGCTGTCGGCAGCGCCACGGTTTTCCAGAAAGAGAACGGCTTCACGGCGCATGACGCGCATGTGCGGAAGCTGGATCTTCTCCATCTGGGTTTCCGAGAGATATGCGACGTCTTCGACGGTGCGGATGCCGACGCGGCGCAGCACTTCGGCCTTTTCAGCCGTCATTCCTGCCCATGCACCAAGCGGCGTGCCGTTGACCGGCATCTGATGGCCGGACTTCCACGCCTCATATTCCGGCTCGATCGCGGCCCATTTGAGCTTCATGTTTTCGAGCTTGTCGTCTGGCTCCTGATCGAGCATCGCCGGAGTGACTTCGATGTGGCGAATCCGCTCCTCATTGATCGTCGAGGACGTGCCGCCCAGCGGGGCGAACTTCACCCAATGGGTTTCGGTGACTTCCATCACCCGCTTGCCGGCGGCGTTGAGCTTGAAGCCCTTTTCGTCAACCGTGTCGTTGAGCGGATCGCCCTTGACCGGGATTTTGTCATAGGTGGTTCGAAAGCCCAGAACCTTCAGGAACGGGCGACCGCCTGTCTTTGCTTCTGCCATGATTGTTTACTCGCGTTTTGGAAGGTGGATGGAATGAGTTCGTTCAGTGGTTGGCGGCGCGGCCCTTCTTGGCGGCGGCTTTTTCGGGTGCAGACTTGTCTTCGGCAGCCTGATCAGGTGGCGGAGCCGGAATTTCCGGCGGAACACCGATCTCATCGGCGATCAAAAGCAACGCTTCCTTGACTGTGCCGGGGATATCGCGGCCGTCTCTGTCGAACTTATCGAACAGCTTCTCGAGTTTCGCGCGCATGGCGATCTCCTTTCCTGGAAATGAAAAGGGCGACCTGAGAGAGCCGCCCTTGCCGTGAGATGAACTGACGAAACGCCGTTACAGCGTCACATCGACATATGGAAAGTTCAGGATAGCCGGCGCGGGGCCTGCCGTGCCGCCGCGCGCCGTGGTCAGATAGACGCCCTGGACCTGCATCGAGCCGGCCGTGCCGTCGTCATCGAGAGAGCCGCCGGTCGCCGTGGTGTTAAGGCGAACGTTGGCCGCCGCGGAGGCGAGGACATTGACGTTGGCCGCCGGACCCTTGACCTGCAACCAACCGTATTCGCTGGTGGCAAAGGCGACCGATGCAACGCCGCACAGGTTGCCCCGAGCGTCGTTGGCTGTGGACAGAGAAGTCGCGGCATAGGCAGACGAAAAGAACGCGACGTCATACTGAGCAATCGCTGCCGATGCCTGTACAAAGACGTATTCCGTGCCGTCACCGCGAACGTAACGATCGCCGAGACCGAACCCCTTGCCACCCTGTGTCATCTGGGCAGCGGTAAAGGTGTCAGTGAGGCGAGCACCAACAAAAGCAGTCATGGTGGTTCACTTTCTTGATGGAGAAAACGGGAGGAAGAGCGCCAACCATAAGCCGGCGCTACATCGTCAAGCGGCGTCGATCAGGATACCCTGAAGAGACCTGTTTGAGCAAACTAAATTGCCCTGCCAGTAGTACGGAATGACGATCGCGTCCTGATTGATCGGGCGCTTTTCCTCGTCCTGGGTCCACTTCGCGGCTTCGTGCTGGGCGACGTAGAGGTAGTTGGTGTTGAGGAAGTAGCCGCGTTCCGCCGTCGTCGTGAAATTCGTGTTGTCGTCGAAGATCACGTCGGCGGTCTTGTACTTCAGTCCAGCGAAGCCGGAATTCGCCATGTCGGCGTTCATGTAGCGCTGTAGCTGCTGCTCGCCGGCTTCATAAGTCGAGTAGAAGTCGTGCGACAGGATGATGAGATCCGGCTTGTCAGTGCCGCGGATCAGCGGAAGCCAGAGGCCGTTCATCTCGCCCTTGAGAGTGGCCGATGTGTAGGCGTTGGTACCCGCGATTTCGCGGAACTTGTTGCGCCAGAACGTCCACGTCGCCGAATCGATGCCGCCGACCGTACCCTGGCCATTGGTCTGGATGATGTTGGCGAGGCCGTTGATCTGTTCAGGCAGCGTGCCATCGGAATACATATCGACGGAGAAGAAGTTGGCGCCGGTCTTCAGCGCGTTCTTCTTCTTGGCCTTCACCAGATTGATCATCTGGGATTCGCCGGAGTTCATGCGCAGCTCACGGCCAGAAGAGGTGACGTAAACCGCGATCTGGCGCCAATCGTACTTGGCCGACGTGAAGTTGTCGGACGCGTCGATGTTCTGGGTGTCATACCCACTGTAGCGCTGGATATTCGAGTTGCCGGCGTATTCGATCGGCACCTGAATTTCATAGCCGCCGTCGAGATTGCGGAAATTGCCCTTCTCCTTGAGGCGGGAAAGGGTTGCGTTGTTTGCGCTGAGGTTGTCCGACATGTCGTCGGCAACGTTGCGCATCGTCGTAGACACCATTTCGGTGAATACGGTGCTAGGAGTAGCCATGGATTAAGCCCTTTGAGCTTTACGATAGGCCTGTTGCAGCAGCTCGTCCTCAGTGGGTTCGCGAGCTTTCCCTACCGTCGTTGAACGGATATTGGTTGCGTTCGCCTTCCGGGCAGCGTCGATCTTCGCGGCTTCAGGTGATGCGGCGCTGGTGAGCGCGGCAGCCTTCTTCCTAAGGTCTGGGTCTGCGTTTACGGCCATGTCATAGGCGCGCTTGAGGACGGCTTCCTGCGAAGCGGTCTCTCCAAGCTTTTCCCATGATTTCTTGATGAAGATCGGCAGATCGCCTTCGACTTCGGCATAGAGCGGCATGTCTTTCGACGTGCGGCTGATCACTTCGGTGACGGCGTTGAACGTCCGGTCTTCATTCAATCTTGCGGTGATGCGCTCATCGATTTTCGACGGGTCGCCCATCGAACGGATCGTGGTTTCCAACTGGCTGATCTTTTCCAGGAGCGCGGGTGTCTGGTCTGTCTGCTGCTGTGCTTCTCCGCCGGCAGCTTGGCCGCCGAACATGGTGGCGAGTTGCGGCAGCAGTTCATAGGTGTCGGCGATCTGAAGCAGCGTCTGGATCGGGTCGGTGTCCATGTCGCGCTGAATGTTGAAGAGATAGCGGGTCGCTTCTTCAGGCTTGTAGCTGGCGCGCTCGCCGTTGAAATATTCCTTGAATTCCCCGATCACATCGGCGATCGGCTTATAAGCCGCGAGCGCCCTGCCCTGGCTCGAATTGGTCTCGTGCAACTTCTTCTGGTTCGCAGCGAGTGCTTCCTGTGCGTCGGGCGGAAGCTTATCCCAGATGGCATCCAGCCCCGTCATAGTTGCCGGGAGAGGCACGGCAGCAGCCGGCGTCGAAGATTCAACCGTTGCCTGCGCCTCTCCCTCACCACCTTCCAGTGGTCCGCCGGTGTCTGTATTGGGCGCTGGTTCGCCCGTATCTGCCTCAGGGGTGGCGCTGGTGAACTTCCCGTCCTCGCCACGCGCTTGACCTTCCCCGCGCGTCAGGCGCTGGAATACCGCCGATAGCGCGCTGTCTTCGGAGACAGAGGCCGGTGTGTCAGCAGCGGTTACCAGTCCGGCATCGGTTGCCGGCGCACTGAGAGCTGTTTCGACGTCGCTCATGCGGTTAAATCCCTATTCGGTTTTTGGAGGTGTTTTCTCAGCCCTTGAGCTGGACAATCTCAGGAGGAATTTCGAAACCTCCCTCAACTCCCATCACGGCTTTCTCAAGTGCGCGATAGTCAAGTTTGATCTCGCCACGGCTGATCTTGCCGGCGATGTCTGCCATGTACTCCGCAATCTTCTGCTCTTGCGTCGGCTCTTCGACGGGGTAGTACCAACCGTTGCGCCGAGCCACACACCATTTCAGCCCGTCAAAGCAAAGCAGGTCGCCTTGGTGAGGGTCTTCCCATATCTCTGAAACCGGCGGCGCTGGCGGGACAGGATCTATCCATTCACCACTCATTGACAGAGACTCCGTTCATGCCGCCACCTGCTGAGGCTTCAGGAACAATGCATCGGCGTCATTGACAGGGAGACGCCCGCCGGCTTTCATCCATGCCCGCCGCCATTCGACAAGATATCGCTCCGGCGCCACATTCGTGAGCGTAGGAAATTTTAGAGCCCAAGCTTCGAGAATGTCACATTCTTCGGCGGTCATCCCATATAGCGTCATCATCGAAACTCCTCCGAGACCGTCAGTCCCCGCTTCTTGGCGAAGGCCTTGTTCTTGATCTTCCCCTTGGTCGGAGACATAGAGGGCTCGTATTCCACGCAATTATTCCGCGCCAAATCATCCCGTCTCTCTGACCGCGTGGTGATCCACCGGCCATCGATCGGGCTTTGATAGGCTGGAATGTCGGAAATCACGGTAGGCAGCGGCAATGGGGCTTTGCGCTGCTCTTCAGTCAGCATGGGCTCGCCAGTGGATGCGGACACCCACCGGCCATCGCGTTTCACGTATTTCGTCATGCTGGCACCGCATTCGGATTGTTTTGCGCAGCGGCTTGAAGCGCCTGCTGCTGTTGGCCTTCGATCCCGGCCAATTCCTGCTCATGGGCCATCTGGTGAATCCCGAGGATGCCTTCGAGGTGAGCGCCAAGCGTGGCGCTGTCCATGTCGGTCTGCGCCTGAATCCTCGCCGTCTCGATTTGCGTGAGAGCGTTCAAGATCGCCTTCTTCCACTCGATATCGTTGGTCATCTTCGTCTTGGCGATCTCGGTCTCGTTCTGGCGCTGATCGGCCAATTCCTGCTGCTGCAGCTCGGCTTGCGCCTTCTCTGCTTCACGCTGCGCTTTGACCTGTTCGTTCTGAACGTTGGCCTGGGCAACCTGAGCGTCCGACTGAGCCTTGATGACCTCTGGATTGGGCTGCTCCTGCGTCGGGTTCTGTTGCGCCTGCTGTGCCTTCGCCTTGGCCTGAGCAACCATGTTCTCCAGTGTGTCTTCGACCGATCGGCCAAGTTTGAACAGCCTGGCGCTGGCGATGTAGATTTCGAGAGCAGCATCGGCGGGTAGCGCGCCCTCCCGAACAAGCGGTCCTACAGCCGTGAAGTATTGAGCCGAACCGGTGAGGAACTGCGCGATCTCCTGCTTCTGCTGCGTGAGATCGGCGCGGATCGTGGAGTCGCTCTCCACATCGATGCGGTAATACGTCGAGAGCTTTTCCTTCATCAGCGCCATGACGGCGTTCTTCTGCTGGATGACCTCCGGCGTATCCTCCGGCTTCGGCAGGATCGGAATGCCTGTCATCTTCTCCAGTGTCTGATAGGAGAACTTCGAAGGGATGATTTCGCTCATCATCACGAACAGGTCGCGGGCGCAGCGTTCCATCATCCGCTGCATCTTCTGGATGCGCAGCGATCCCCACTGGCTCTTGATCTGCTGGGCGCCAAGCGTTTCGGCGGCATTGGAAGCGCCGCGGACGATATCCGAAATGCCGGTTATCTCGTAAATCCACTGCTTGTACTGCGTGATCGCCAAGTCAAGCTGCTGGATGGCTGCAATGAACTTTTCGAAGGGCCAAAAGGCAACGGCGTTCTGAATGCCACCATTAGCCGCCCAGATCTCGGCATCCTTGATCGGCGCGAACTCGTTATCGTTCAGGTTCAGAACGGCGGCCATATCGGCCTCGCTCGTCCCGTACCAGCCCTTGGCCTTCATGGCGCGGATCAAGACGTTCTTGCGCCTTACAGCGTCCTCAAGGTCATCGGCCAGGCGGCGATAGATCGAGAACGGATTGACCGGCATCAGCCGCCCGTTAATGGTGATCGGCTGGACCGGTGTTGCGGTGCAGAAAAACTGCGTCAACCCAAGCGGATCATCGATCATCTTGAGAATGACGCCATGATCATCGATAAAAATGACCTTGCGGCTGTCCTTATCCCAGATTTCCCAGCCGTTGATGCCGTCCTTGCAGGTCTTTTCTCGGTTGTTGACCTCGGAGTCTGAAAGCTGCTCACCGATCAGATGAGCATCGAAGGACTTCTCTTCGTCTTCACGTTGGACACAGAAGCGGAACGCCTCCCACGGGCGCTCATCCCAGCGCTTTGCTGGACCGTGTCGATAGTCAAGCCAACTTACGGCTTCGAAGCAGATGCGTTCGTTTTCGAGGCGTTCGAGTGGTGGTCCACCGTTGTCTCCGATTCCGCGAACCTGTTCCGCCACATCGGATTCGGCTCCCGATCCAGCTTGGCTGTCAGATCCATACAATGAATACTCGCCATCTTCTCCAGCCGGCGTTCCATTGGGCGGCAACTCATCTGCTTCTTCCGCGGCATCTGCCAATTCCTCATCTGTAGGCTCACCAGAGCCTACCACATCGCTGTAATAGCGCAGCCTGACAACGCCACGGCCGGCTAAGAACGCATCCTGTGCCTGCGACTCCAGCTCTTCCTGGAGCTTGCTGTCATCAACCTGAACACGGATAGCCCGTTCTATGATGTCCGCTACGACGCGGGCTGCAGGGTCTGCGTCCTGAAACCTGCGGCGGATGTCAGGGACTGGCGATGAATTGATAACCGCCGGAACGATCGTCTCGACATTAGCGTGCAGGATGTTGAAATCATACCCGCCATATCGCGCCGCGCTATCGCTCTGCGTATCAGCCGTGCTTTCGTTGGTGTAGGCGTCCGTTGCCTTCTTGGCATCGTCCAGCCAGCGCTTTTCCTTCTTGCCGGCATCCTCTACGCGATCCAGCCACGCCTTGCCGCGCTTGCGCAGATCGGCGCCGGCCTTGGACGGGCCGGTACGGGGCTTGCGTGGTGCTTTCAACGGGGAATCCTTTACCGGCGATCTCTCGCCCTGCGTTTGCTGATCATGGCCTCGATGGCCTGCTTAATATCCAAGTTCGATGTGATCGTGCCGTCTGCCTTGGCTTCCAGAACTTGCCCAATCTTGGAAACGTCAGGCGCTTTCTTCACCACAGGGACGATCTTGCAATTGATTGCGAACTCCCCGGCAGCATCAGCGCCGTGGCTATTCTCGTCGTGCAATGGCGTGGTGTAGGTGTTCATCGCATCGTTCTTCTTGCGGGAATAACGACGCAGGCGCTTGAGCCCGAGTTCGACTCGTGGGTTTGAGTGGAACCTAAGCACCGGGAAGAGCGCTCTGAGAGCGTTCACCCGTTCCTCAGGCCCTTGAGCAACGCCAACCTTGATCGGCTTCACTCCGAAGCCCATGAGCGTCTGATAGCGCGATCGAGCGCCAGCGCCCCATTCCCGGTTCATCACATCATGAGGCAGATGATGCTTGAGATACTGAAACTGTCTCTCACGATCGGCTGCCATCATGGCCGCTTGAGCTTCGATATCGTTCGGGTTCAACTCTGGAAGAGCGGCCTTTACGATATCTTCCGCGCCATCACCGCTGACCTCGAAATAATCGATCGCCGTGGCGGTAAAGCCGTCCTCCTGCCAAAACCAGATCGCAGTGTAGTCGTCTACGCCAATATCCCACGATGTGATGACCGGAAGCTCTGGGCGATGCGGGTAGTACCCTACGCGCCCCTCTCTCTCAGCTTTGGCAATGTATTTGCCGTAATAGCTGCCCTCAGTGATAAGCTCGTAGCCGCCACCCCAGACGTTTTCGGCTATCTCTTGATCGTTCTCATAATCCTCATCCTTTTCAGTCTTGAGGACTTCGGGGAACCAAGGATTGTCGTACCAGTTCACATTGACGCAGAGCACCCCAGACCGCTTCCCGCCTCCCCTAAAGAATTGGTCAACCGCGTCCGTGTCATGCCGGGGGTTCCAACTGAACCACAATTCCGAGTCATCCTTGCGGATCGTCGGGCGCAGCATCTTGAGAGAATGAGCCGAAAAGGTTTGCGCCTCTTCCACCCAGGCAATATCGAAATCTTCAAGGGACTTGATGTTTTCGGCATTGTAGGACTGCATGCCCCTAAAAATGATCAAGGAGCCAGCTGCCGGCGTCTCAGCCTTGCCTCTGATCTCGTTCTCGAAAACGTCGAACGCCCATATCAACCCGAACTTTGCAATCTTGTTGATCAGAAGCTGGCGGACTGAGTCCTTGATCGTGGTCTGCACCTCGCGGATGCAGGCAACTCGAGTTGTTTTCGAATAGCATCGAATAATGATCTGCTCTGCGAAGAAATGCGACTTCGCACCGCCTCGGCCGCCGTATGCCCCTTTGTAGCGGGCAGGCTGAAGCAGCGGCGACAGCTTGCGCGGCGTATCAACGACCAGAGAGACCATGTTTTGATCAGCCCTGCTTCGGGTCTACGATCCTATGGATGATCTCGTGAACATGGGAATGCTCGATAGCTCCCCCATCTTGGCCGGTGATCTGGACCTTGTCAGCGAACAACCCTAGATGACGCCCTAGATCGACCAGAGCGGCCTTCTTGTCGTGCATCTTGATCCTTAGGCCACCTGTGGTGGTCTGGCTGATTTCTGAGATTGCCGCAGCCGTGTCGTCATCGATGTCCTCGCTTGAGACGAGTTCGACGATATTGGAGGCGAGAACGTTTGATCTCTTGAGGGCACCACCATGAGGCTGAGGCTCTAGATGCTCCTCGACGTCTTCAATCACTTCCTCGGTACGCCACTTCACAGCCTTGCGTATGTCAGCAAAGCCTATCTTGGCAAGTTCCTTCAAGACGCGATCGGCACTGATTTCGGTGCGATCAGAGCGATTTTTTATCGCCACGCCAACCGCCGCAGAAACGTGAACATTCGTTAACAGCCGCGCACCCTGTTCTTTCGCCGTCTTCGCGCTGTAGGCTGCCCTTATGGCTGCCTGCGTAGCATTCAGATCAATCAGGTATTCCCTGACGAATGCTTCCTGCTTTGGAGTGAGTGGCATATTACGCGCTCAGCCGTTCTCGAACCTTCGCCATGTGCTTGCCGAAAGCCTGCCGAACGAAGTCAATCGCCATACTCTTCGAAATTGGACCGCTATCGCCGCTGAAATCGCTGCCCCACTGGGATATCTGCGTGGTCGCGGCTTCTGCGATGCCGTTGAGCATTTCCGAGGCGCGAGCATCCATCTCTTTGTCGAGCAGCGCGGCGCTATCGGCAGATCCTACCGCGATTTGCGCCTGTAATTTCATTCCCCTGAAGCCGCCATCTCCCTCGGTGAATGAGATCATCCCGCTTTTCAGGAGTTCGTCGGCCAGCATGTGAGCCATGCTGCGTTTCACGTATGTGACGACTTCCCCGCGGCTATGCTCAATGTCTACATGGCTGACCATCTGTTGCGCACCAAGGAGAGCGAGCCCCTTTGTGGGTTTGGCGCTGCTGCATTCCGGACAATCATAGGTGCGATACGATTCATTCGGCGCACCCGATAGAAATGCCTTTTCGGCACACATCGTCACTTCGTAATGGAGCGGGAGACTGATCTTCCTTGATCCACGGCAAATCTGGCAAGTTTTCATGGGTTTCGACGCCCTTTGCTGGAAGGTTACGGGGCTACTGCGCCCCACTGAGTTTCATGATGTCTTCGGCCGCCTGGATGAGGCGTTCCCATTCGGTCTTCGTCTCCGGCTTTTTCGACAGGGCCTCGATGACCTTGCGCCGCGCGGTGTCGAATGATGGGGCCGCAGCCATCAGATTTTCCCGAGCAGAAATAGGACGATCACGATGATGAGCACGAGACCGATTCCGCCCGATGGGCCATAGCCAGAGGCATAGCCGAAGTTGGGGAGAGCGCCGACGAGGAGCAGGATGAGGATCACGAGAAGGATAGTTCCAAGCATCGCATCGCTCCATATTTGAATTGAAATCTATTGCACCCCTGCTATTGATTTGAAATCAAAACAGGGGACGAAGATGGTTATCCGCTACGCAGAACCCGCTACGCAGGCGCAGAAGATCCGCATTCAGGCTGAAGCTTTAGAAGCTCAAGCCGCTGAGATACTTGCTGAGAAGCGGCGCAGAGGCCGCCAACTATCCGGCAATGAAACCGTGACTTTGCGGGTCGATCAGCGCGCTGTGGAGCTCTTCAAAGCCAAGGGCGAAGATTGGAAGAAGGCAATGGCCGATGCGCTGGCGAAGGCCGCAGGCCTATAGGCGAGCTACCGCCACTTAACAGAGCCTCGAACCTCGATGGCGAGGCGAGTATTATCCGCGAATTGCACATCGATTTTCCGGCCATCGACATGCAAGACGGTAGCTCTGCGCCATTCTGACTTGATCGGATCAAGCCGGCCATGCGGCTCAGCGTTGAAGCATATGCGCTCGACCTCTATGGGATCTCCGATGCTCAGGTCTCTCATAACGCTCTCCAGCTCGCATTTCGCGATATGAATTTTCTAACGGCTGAGCCTGCGCAACAGCTTTCCAGTCGCCGCTTTGTATTCCTCAATCGTCACGGGCTTTCCGACATAGGTCTCTTCGGCCTTGGCCCGGTCCAGAATTCTCACAGCGCTCTCCACAAATCCCGCCCAGGGATGAAATTTACCGACTGATGAATACTGCCCACCTTGCGGCAGCGAAAACGCCAAAGCCGACCCGGCGATATTCTCGGTATGCTGCCGTAAGCCTGATCAGGAGAGGCTTTCGCTTCAGGATCACAGCGCCCTCCACAGATCCTCACCCGGCGGCTGATACGTCTGGCATCCTGAAAACATGAACAAGACCGCTACGATAAGAAGAGCGATCATGATGATGAGAAGGAAGCGTTCGCCTTGAGGGGTCATTCGTCGTCCAGGAACTGCGCTGGAGTGGAGTTCTGCGGGGTTCGCTCCCACTTGACCTCGCCAGTCCTGATCGCGTGCTCCATAGCCTTCTGTATAGCCTTCTGTTCGGCAACAAGGTCGTTGAGGTGAGCGATATACTGCTTGACTGCGGGTGTGTGAAATTCTCTCGTCTTGATCATCTCACTCTCCTTAGAAAATGCAGGGGTCTTCACACACCAGCTTGGCGCCAAGTTTCAGCGTTATCCTGCCTATGCGGCAGTGCCAGTATTGGGTGCGGAGGAGGTATCGGGGCCGTCAGGCAGGATTTCGGCGAGCGCCATGCCATAGACCGCAGCAGCCTCGCGAAGCTTTGCCATCGCGGCAATCTGCTCTTCGGTGGGCTTAAGATATTCGTATGTCGAGGGATGCATCTCACTCTCCAATTGAGCATCACCCTGAAACCCTTGCTGAGCAGGGTCGGCCAGCGGCTGGGGAGCTTGTCTCTGGCTTCGGTCATGTCCACCCCTTGCGTGCGATATTTTTTATCGTTCCATGTTGACACGCGATATTTATTATCGTATCTTCAAATCATCGAAACGGACAAGAGCCACACAGGAGTTCGACAAATGACCGACCTCCTCGCTACCGCCGAAAAACTCAAACATGGAAGAACGACAATGATCCGCAACAACGAAATGAAAGAAAAGGTAATTTCTGCTTTTGAAAAGCATGAAAAAATCGTCGTAACGATGCCTTCCGTCAACGGTCTTCAAAAATCTTTTATTAAAGGCTCTGGATTTCAAATCCACAAAATTGAACTTCTTGGCTGGACTGGGTACTACGCAGGCGGTCTGCTCCAGCACGAAGACGGCGATATCGTTCCTGAAACTTTTGCGCCGAAGAAATGACCCCCGCACAATTCCAAAACTGGTTGGATGATCTCAAATCATCCGGCCTTGCCAGAACCGACAAAGCCGCCGCCGAACTTCTCGGCATGCATCCTAAAAGCATCGAGAAGATGAAGAAGGACGGTACTCCTCAGGTCCAGACTGATTACGCCTGTGCAGCAATCCTTGCCGGGTTGGAGCCATATCCTTCAAAATGAAACCCGCCACTGATCTCTCGGTGACGGGCTGGGGAGTACGGGAGATCCTGCATATTCGTCTACGGGACTGATACCCTCGATCGGTGCGATTTATGCTTCCTCCGGCGCAGTTCCGGATTCGGCTAGCTGCCGCTTCGACTACTTGCGATCACTTCTCCCGATCTGTTTACGGACGGTCTGGACGCAACCCCAGACTTTCAACGCGGAGTCCCATCAGATGCTTGATGGGTTCGTTCGCTCAGCAGCATCGCTGCGTCCGATGAGTAACCAGCCTGGGTGCGCCGAAGCGTGGCCGGTGTTCTTGCGAGCATGGTCCTCGCGCTGCCGGCGAATTTCGTTTCTCTTCGCCGCCCAACTGAAATCTTGAGCTGCTGGATCTTCCCGAGCCGTGAATGCGTCCGGCGTCATGAAGACGAATTTGCGTGGTTCTTCGATGTTGCCTGCTTTATCGCCTATTTCAGGCTCGTCTTGCAAGGTGCAAATTCCGGCCTTTTGTCTATCTGACAATACGTTGCGAGCGAATGTTGATGCAATTTCTTCAACGGCGCGGTTTTTGCACTCCGTTCCCCAGTTCCGATGGATGTTTTCAACGTCGCGACACCACCGGCTAAACGAGGCCCGTTTCATCAAGTATTCGCCGTCGATCATCCTTGGAGCCCGCAAGGTTCCGGCCTCAGCCATGGCCCATGCCCATAGGCAGCGACGACGCCTGACAATGGTGACGAGCTTCACGAGTTCGTTGCAAAGCTCCCAGCGGGCGATCTCGGCACGCCGCAGCCTGGTTGATCTCAGGGAAAGGAAGTTGGCGCCCTCCTCCTGATAGCGTTCGGCTCCCCAACCATTCAGGTCAATCCAGCTATGGAAGTATGGAAGCGCTTGAGCCTTCAGCGCCGCCGGCCGCTCTCCCATGGGCGGCAACCGCGCTTCCGTTTCCGCGGCTGAAATGAATAGCTCTTCGATCTGTTCCGGTGTCATCAGAATTGTCCAAGCTCCTGTTGTCCATATACACGGCGAAGGCGCTCATAGAGAAGACCGCCAAGCGCATCCTTTTGATGAAATGTGCCGCTGAGTTCCTGGGCTCGAGACTGAAGAAACCCGACAGGCATCCTATCCCATGCATCGAGCCATGCAGACGGATTGCTTTCGATCTCGGCTCGAAACTTCCTCACGAGGAAATAGGTGGACCATAGGCTGACGCTATCGACACAGGCGAGGTTGTTGCTGGTCTCAGCGAGCGTTGTCATGACGAGGCGTGCGATACCATCGTCCTTGGCCCTAAGCTTCTCCACGGTCGCTATGGCCCGCGTCTGGCCTAGTTTTGGGTACGCGCTTCCTTCGACGGCTTCAATACCGAAATCGGCACAGAATGCTTTCGTCGATGGATTGATCATTCCAGCCATCCTTGACGGAAGGAAAAGGCAACGAGATGCGTGCAGTTCACGACATCGAGCCTCGCCCGTGCATGGATAATCAGAGTTTTGACCGTGTGCCCGGATATACCGAGAATGGTCCCGATCTCGTCAGCGGTCTTGCCATCCGCCATCCACTTTACGACTTCCGTCTCCCTCGGCGTGAGATAGATCGATGGAACCTTCATCAGCGAGCCTCCCTGATGACATATGCTCGCATGGAGTGATGTGGGCAGTAGACAGCGCCTTCGGTCGGGGCAGCACAGAAAATGAACGGGTGGCTGTTGTTCAGGCCAAAGCGGCATTCATTGCGGGCAAGATCGATCATCTCCTTGCCTGTATTCAGCCTGTCGGCGTCGTCTGGCGCGATCTGAAGCATAGGCGATGTCCCGGACTGGAATTCTGCGGCCTCGCGCTGTACGGCCTCCATACGAGCTTTGCGAGTGTTCTTGGCCTTGTTGCCCAACTGCGCGTGATTGGGCTTTGGCCTATCCTCACCGAACATCTTCGAAACCGGCTTCCGTCCGCCGGTCCTTGAGTAGCGTGGGGTATCTGTTTTCTTCGACTTGAAGAGCCGGGGATTGCGATGAACGAGCCCGAGAACCGCCGTGCGGGACAACCCGAATCTTGCTGAGATCAGCGATGCCGATCCACCATCATTCCAGATGGTAGCCATTTTGCGCTTTGTCTCGTCATCCCAGGCAACCTGATTGCCGTGCTTGACTTTCGTGTGGACGTTCATTGTTCCTCTCCCTCCCTGAGATAGGCTGAGACGTTGAATGGTTGAGATTGTAGGTTCATGCTGTGATCTCCGGTGCGCAATGGGAGCCGCATTCGACGTCGTATTCCATGTCTTCATCTTCATCAAAGAAGCTTGGATTTTGCCGAACCTGCTCGATCAACTCCGCCATGGTGTCGCGCTTGTCAAACCACCCTTCGCGAGCGATTTCGTGTTTGTACCACCATAGAGGGTTTGTTTTCCTTTCGCGGATCAGGCGCTTGCGGATACCTTTTCCTTTTTGGAAGCAGTAATCGCAGTTGCCCTCATAGTCGCGAAGTCCAAGGTCAAAACCTTGTGGCAGGGGCGATGTAAGATTGTGCGGATCGGTGTTGTCGCCAAGCCAGAAGGCCATGACGTCGCGCTTCAGGACTTTGGCTTTTGAAAGAGGGTAAGCAACACGGCGGCCGTGTTGCTGGGCAGCGTCCATGCCTCGGAAGATGCGAAGGCCTTCATCCGCCCGAAGACCTATCGTCTCGGAGAATTCCCCTGGCACCAAACCTAAGACGGCTTTAACCAGCGCGAACATCGGCTTTACCTTGAGGAATTCCGTGCACCAGCGTTCGAAGCTGTTCGGCAGGCGCTGCTTCCAAGCGATCAGAGCGTCGAACGGCTCTCCGTTGCGACTCGCGCTGTTGAAGCCAACTTCCTCAAAACCCGGCTTTCCCTTGCGCCATTCGATCCAATGGACCTTCACATTCCATCGCATCGAGCACTCATAGACGAAGCGTAAAGTCTCCTCGCGTTCCTTGCCAGTGTTGGCGAAGGCAACAATGACGTCATCGGGAAGCTTGCCGCCATGCGCCCGCAGGATTTGGTAGAGCATGTATGCCGAGGTGCGTCCGCCAGAGAAGGAGATCAGCGCTGGGCCTTGAATGAGATATGGGTTCATGCCATTGCACTCCTACGCTCAACGTCGACAGTTTTTCCGCCACCCCGAAAGATTCTGTCTGCGGCCGCCTTCGCCGCAAAGATCGTCGGCCCGTCTCGGTTCATGACCGGCTGTTCTTCGGCGTACAGTTGACGCCATGCGGCTAACTCAGCCGCTTCCGGGGTTTTGAAATAGGCCGTGCGACCCTTCACCGTGACGGTGCGGAACCTTGCCGCCCAAACTGGCCGGTAGTGGCCTTCCCAGCCGTTGATGGTGCCTATGGCGATTGCGGCGGACTGATTCATGCGGCGGACACCTTTATGATTTGCTCAACCATCTCAATGCGGCGGCCTATCCAGCGCACAGCATTGGCTGAAAAGCCGTTCCCAAGCGTTTTGTAGATCGGCCCATCTGGTGGAGGGCTCTTGCCGCGCCAAACCACTTCATCGAAGTAGTCGTCAGGAACGCCCTGAAGGCGGCAGCATTCCTTTGTGGTGAGGCGGCGCACGGCCCAGCCATGGACCATGGCTGGCGTCTGTTCTCTCGTAAGAGTGCTCGTCACGTCTGTCAGGTTTAGACCACGGCAATCTCCACCCGATTGCCAGTTGAAAGCCTTCGGGACCAACACATGGGGCTTGTCGCCGCCGCCTGATGAAGCCCTGAGAGTAAAGGCTGAATCATCGCCAATTTCCGCGGTCGCCCCGCCGTCGCGCCCTCGAAGGGTATGGGCAACCAGGCCAGCGGCTTCCCGGAAGCCGCTATGGGCATCTCCATTGCTCGTCAGTGTGTCAGCTACGTCCCGCGCCGTGCGAGCGATAACGACGTTATCGCTGTCCAGCCTGTGGCTGTGCTGGGCTTGCGCACGAAGGGGATTGGCTACCAAGAATGTTTCACTGGCGAAGTCCATTCGGCCGGCGGGTCCGCCGTGAGCCGCCAGTCTGGCGGCTGCCGTGATCGGGCCTGAGCAGTTATTGCCGCCGAACGCCGCAATCAGCTTGTCGTTATAGGCGTCCTGTCCATTGTAGCTACCTGGGTGAGCGCCGTCATCAATTGTGCCGGCAACAACTTTCCCCGCTTCTCTGATCGGCGGAGGATTCCCCGACATGCTTTCGCGCTCAAGTAATACCGCTGCGGCACGTCTCCAGTCTCCAAGATATCCGACAACGAACACACGCCGTCGTCTCTGAGGGATAGCCCGTCCAAACCCGTCGATTCGGATGTATTGAGTGTCAAGCACGCGCCATGCGAGGCCGTATGCGCGCTCGTAGCCTTCGATAATTCCCGAAGACTTCCATCCCCCTTTCGGGGTTTCGACGCGTCGGCCAGAGAGCAGTCCCAGAAGGCTTCCAAAGCTTCGTCCTCCATCGTGCGAAAGGACGCCGAAGACGTTCTCCCAGACCATCCATCGGGGCCTGAACTTGCGAGCAATTGCAGCATAGGTGAGCGTGAGGTCACCACGCGGGTCATCCAGTCCCTCTCTGAGACCCGCGACGGAATAGGTCTGGCAGGGTGTTCCTCCGATGAGAAGATCAATAGTTGCATCAGGCCATTCCTCGAATGTGGTCATGTCGCCATGATTGGGAGGGCCGTTTGCGTCGGCCGGGAGAGAGGAAACTGCTTTGATGGCTGCGCGCCGCTCCTTGCGGACAGCGTCAGTCAATCCGTATTCATCTGGCGAAGGCATGTGTTTCGGACGCCCGCACGAATGATGGTGGTGCAGCACGGTTGATGCGAACGGATCAATCTCGGCTAGGAAGGCAGGCTCCCAGCCAAGGGGAGCCCAAGCAATCGCCGCGCATTCAATGCCTGACGAAACAGAGCCATACCGCATCAGCACGCCTCCACCGCTCGCTCAGTGCACCTAGACCAATGGGAGAAGCGGGGCATTAGAAAAGCTCCTGTGGGCGCTCGGGACGCATGGAAACATAGCGGGTGTAGCGGGCCTCGAATTTCTCCCGCTCCCGGATGCCGCGCCCACCAAAGCGGGCCTTCAGCGCACCGAACTCGGCAATCTCCTCAACATCGCCGCCAAATTCAGCGAAGACAGCATTGATCTTGTCGCGGTCTTTGTTGTCCGCCGCCGTGGCAAGCATTTCCTCTCGCCAATGTTGCGGGCGATAGACGTAGGCGATGGCGTCGTAATCCTGCTTCGCACCTTCCCCGCCGTAGATGTCCTTGCCGATCGGCCTCGGATTCATGCGATAGCCGCCTTGGCCGTTTCTCTGGTTGAGGATGAGGAAGGCCGACTGTGTTTCGTCGGCAAATGCCTTGGCTTCCATGTTGATCTCGCTGGACCGAACATCCGGCGATGCGCGCTCGTCACGCGGCTTGATCTTCAGGATGTGATCGATGACGATCAGGGGCGTTTTGCCGTTCTTGTGGCGCTTGATGAAGCGCTTGGTATAGGTGAGCAGCCGGGTGATCCCCTCCCGCCGGCAGCGGATGATCTCGAAGGGCCTGTCGTTCAGCCACCCGACGAACATCATGCAGGTGTCCCGCTCCCTTTGCGTCATGCGGTTTTCAGGATCGTTCTGCTGTTTGGTGTCGATGCTATGAACCTGGGCTATCATCTGGCGCACGCATTGGGGCGCAGACTGGTCGTAGGAGAGGAAGAGGACGGGGTGGCCTTCCGCAAGCGCCCCATACATCAACTGCATCGTGGAGGCTGTCTTGCCTTCGCCACTGGCCCCGAGCAGGCCGTAGACGTTGCCTGCGGTGAATACGTCTTCCCCGATGGCGGCTCTGATCGCGGGTATCGCGATGGGAACGCCTACCGCGCCGCCGTTCTGCGATGAGGAACTGAAGAAATCCAGATAGGCGTCACCGGGCCGCTTTTGCTCACCGGCATCTCCACCCTGCAGCACCCGAACGATGTCCTCGAACTTCGTCTTCAGCGCCTCGAACTCGTCCATGATGTCGAGTTCTTTGGAGAAGGCTGTCCGTTCCATCTTCTGGCTGAGCGAGATACAGGCGCGGCGCGCAGCGGCATCGATGATCGCTCTGGCATAGTCAGGCGCGTTGATCACGGTGACCGCGTTGCTGACGAGGCTCGCCAGGTATTGAGAAATCGTCATGTTGCCGATCATGCCATCTGGAACGTAGGCTTTGATCGTGACGGGATTCACGTTCCGGCCGATGGCGCGGAGGCTCGCAGCGGCGTCGAATATCTGCTGGTGGATGGGCTCGTAGAAGTGGTTCGCCTCAATCGGCACGCGGAGAACGTCCAAGGCTTCGTTGTTGATGAATATTGCACCTAGAAGGGCCTGTTCCGCAGCAAGATTGCATGGAACCTCTTGCGGCTCTTCTGGACTGCCGAAGTGATTGGCAATCTCTGCCGGGGTGAAGTCGTGCTTGGCGGCCGTCATGCTGCCACCGCCTCTCTCGCGAAGAACCGAGGGCCAGCCGCGCGACCTGACAACTTCGCTGCAGTTTTCGATTGAGCATATCATGCCGCGGTCCTCTCTCTTTTCAGAGATGCCGCACCTGTGCGCAAAGCCATGTAGCGTTGCTGCATCCACCGGATGTTGGGTATTTTACACTTGTGCCAGCATCCCGAGATGCCCACGGCTTCCGCCGCGTCCCGCTTGTCTTTCTTGGTGGATGGGAGTTGGATGTGTTCCATCTCGCATTGACGAATGGCAACGTCTTTCCAGTCTTCGCCCTCAGCCGGTTTCGTCCCGGCGCGATAATAGATGGCATGCCATGAGCGGGAGCCGATCGTCCCGAACGGGATACCCAAGATCATGCAAATAGCGACGACGGCGCCTACGATCCCCGTAAGCTGCAAGGCGTTCGGATTAATGGTGGAGACAGTCTCGTCCTTGCCAGTGAACTTGTTTTTCACCTTCTTAGCGAAGCTGGTCACCCGGTGCTCCGGCTCTTCGATCGCTACGAAATCGGGGCAATGCTCCTTTGCAAGCCTCCAGAAAGCGTTTCCGGCAAGACAGTATTTTGCCTCCCAAGACACCTCGTCACCGTCATTGTTTTCAGCAACGTTGAACACACCGGCCTTGATAGCCGCAGGGGCGCGCCAGCTATATCTCACAGCGAATCCAGAATTTGTGGCGAGGTCCAAGCCCATGATCACGATGCAGCCGCAGGACTTGACCGTCTTCAGCGCATCCTCGCTAAACAACACTTCCTTGCCGCATGAGCAGTCACAGACGTAGCCATTGGTTGCTTTAGAGCGGACCCTGAGGCGGCCGATTTGTTTGCCTGGTTGGATCAATGCCCCGCCCTCCGCATCGGACGCCCATGGCGGCGCTCCTGATAACTGGCGACGTCAACGCCTTGCAGAACCTCTCGCGTCATGCCGCCTGAGACGACCTTGTCGAGAATTGCCTTGGCTACCGCCGTGGCATTGACGCCATAAAAGCCCGCTTCGCTCTCAAGGATTGCCTCAGTCTTCGCTTGGATTTTTATCTCTATGCTCATGGACACCTCGGGAGAGAAAATTCCGTCATTTGCGACGGCAGGTGGGCGGCTCAAGGTCGGGAGGAGACGAGCCGCCGGGGGAACTCAGTTCGGGCGGCCGTTCGGAGCGGCCTTTTCCCAATCGTCGTCTTCACCTTCCGGTGGCGGCGCTTCCTTGTCGGCCTCGGCATTGATGCGGGCCATGATGTCGGGAAGAACCGTGTCGTATTCCGCTCTGCCGGCGTCATAGGAGGCGAGGAATAGTTTGTCCTCGGGACTGCCGCCGTCGTAGCCCGACACACGGTCGAGAGCGTTCAGGCCAGCGTAAAAGCCCTTCGCCTGAACCATCCCCTCCTGGTCGACGCGATCAACGCGGCTGAAGAGGTCGCCCTTGATGGACGGGTCTGGGATGAGCCCGAGGTATGCGAGATTCTCCATGTCGCGCTTCAGCTTATCGACTGGCTTCTGCTGATCTTCGGCTTCGAAGGACTTGAGGAGGTGGTCGAGCTGCGACGATGGGATGCCGGCAGCCTTCGCATTGAGCCGGTTGGCCTTCTTCTCGCCTGCCAGCGTTCGCGCCTTGGCGGCGATGTCTCTGTCGGTTCGATGGTAGTATGCAAGCGTTACCCGCCGCTGCTGCTCTGCCTTCTGGTTATCGCCTATTGCTGCCGTCGCTGCCATTGCCTTCACCTTCCTTTTGCTCGTTCCGCTGCAAGTCGTAGCTTTTCCGATAGAGCCTCAATCTCTTCATCGATAGGACCGATGGACATGGCATCGGACCTTGCCTGGAATGCCTCTAACTCTGATTGCAATTGAGAGATTTGGGATGAAAGGTGCGTCTGGTACGCCGCCAGAATGTTGCCGGCGTCCCTGATCCGCACGTCTTGGTTTTCGCCATTAATCAGCCTCCGCAGAGTCCTCGGCTGCATCCCGCATAATGCTCCGACAGAGGCGTTCATCTGATCGCCGTTGCCGCGAGATTCACGCTCGATCATCTTCTTAGCGAAGTGGCGTATTTCCTCGATCGTCCACATCAGCGGCCGATCCTTTCTTTCGCCAGCCGAACCTTTTCAGCCAGCGCATGAGCCTGGTTCTCCAGATCGCGAAGATCATGGTTTTCCTCGTAGCGTTCCCGGTCCCATCTGATTTCCTCCTGCAAAGCCCGGACCTCGGCTTCGCAGTAGTCAACGTACGCGCGACGGATCGACGTAAATGCATCGATTGAGATCGCCTTTGCTCTGCCCGCACGCAGATGCATGATTTGCCAAAATGAGAGATTGTGGCGTCGTGCGAGGCGGCGGATCGCGTTCTCGACGTCGCCGTTCCCGGACGTCTCGCGCTCCACCATCTTCCTCACGTACTCCGCCGCTATTGCCGTACTCATGGCCTTTTGTTCCTGTTGTTTCTTTGAATTAGAAAAATCTGTTGGTACGAAATTCTCTGACACTGTGAATGCGCTCCATGCCGATGGGGGTTAGCTTCCATGTGTCAGCGGAAGAGACCGGCGATGGAGGTTATGCGTTCAGCCCGCGTCCGAAGACGAAGACTGTGAATGTGCCTGAACGGAAAGCTTCGAACCCTGTACGTTCAGGCGGGTATGCTGAAATGGAATGATATTTCCCCGATCCGGGGCTGCCGCGAATAGGACGCGATCCTTGGGCTCGGCGCGCACGTATCGAACAGCGGCGACGAGAAGAACGAGGATGCATGAGGCGATCATGGCCGCGAAGGTGGCCTGCAGCATGACGAGGAGAGTGGTCATTGTCCGTCCCTCTTGAAATGGCCCACCCATCCGTCTGGATGCGCGTTGTCGAAATCCAGATCTTGGAGTTCACGAGTGCGCGGATAGCGGCGTCGTCCGACATAGGCGATGACGATGAACACACCGAACACGAGAGCGCCGGCGGCGCAGGAGAGAAACCCTCTGACGATGTCGCTCATGCTGGCGTCCTCACGCGTTGGGTGTTGAGAATTTCATGGAAGATCGCGATGGAGGTTTTGCGCTTGACGATGGGGCGGAAGCGGGAGGCGTACCAGCCGCCTTCGAAGTCAAGGGGGCAGCATCGTAAGTTATTCTTGCTGTCATCAACGCAGACGACCTTCTGCCCAACACGGAACTGACTGCTCATGACGCCTGCCTCATCTCTTTCGGGTTAGTATCGCAGCCGCACTTCTCGCAATGGCGCTCGATTATCTCGGCAATCGAGAGTGGCTTACGGCATTCGGAGCAGCCGGTGAACGATGCTCGAACGGCGGAACGCTGCGCCTGGCGAGCGGCTTCAAGGGAAGCGGAGACATCGAAATCGTGCTTGGTGTGGATCATCGACTGGCCCTACCTGATCTCGTTCAAGCGACGACGTACGGCCTCAAGGACAGCGGGGAGATCGGAGTTGGGAATGTGCACCATGTCAGTTCTGCCACCGTGGCCGGTGATCGACCACTCTGGCGATGGGCAGTCTTGCGAAAGCGTGATGCCTTCTGCGGTGGTCTCGATCTTGATGGGAGGGAATTCGCTCATGGAGTTTTTCCTTCGGCTTCGTCCGCAGGGGGCTTTGGAAGTGGCATCCAATGAGTAGGCAGGCCATCGTTCGAAATCCTGAACCCGCTGATGAAGTCGGCTCCGAACCAATCCGGCTCTTCCCAAGCGTCATCATCTCCCACTGGGCAAAAATCATTGGAAGGATCGCCGTTGATGATAAAATCGCAGCAGGCTATCCAGCGGCCAAGAATGACGCCGCAGTCTTCGCGATAGAGCAGGATTTCAGTTCCATCCTTCGGCGCCGTCTCGATCGTCTGCCACTCTGCCGCGCTGCGGCTGATATCTTCGGTCATGACGGGCGCTCCTGCTGGCGGAGTTCGGAATCTCTCCGCGCTCGCATGTCGTCCATGCTGTCGCCGGTGTGGTCGATCAGCTCGTCAATGGTGCTGGCGAGTTCTCCCCGAAGGCGCTCAATCTCTGCGCGGCACTTCCGAAGCTCGGAATATGGATCGACTTCCGCACGCTCACGCATGACAGCGTCCCAATTCCAATCGTCCATTTCTTGAACGATTTCCTTGAGGTATTCGAAATGGTTCGTGCTTCCGAAATAGACGCGATCACCTTCGTCGGAAGCGTGCTCAACTACTTCCTGCACATGGCAGCGGAACCGCTCAAGGAGCTTGCCGCGCGCGATGGATTTGGCTTCGAAGACATTAGCATCATTCTCGGCAACGAGCGGGATATCGCACTCTGTCCGGTTGTTCGGAGCGGCGTTATCGAACTGCGCGGCGCTCCAGAGAGCGTTAGGACGAGTACTGCAGGCGTAAGCGACGATCTTGCTCATGCCGCATCCTCCCTGAGGGGTGGGGTGTGTTTGATGGGGGTCATGGTGCGTCACCTGCTGGACGCCCCTTGGCAGGCTGTGGGAGACTGCAGTTGCCGAAGGAATCAACCACAACCGCCAAGGAGCGAACTGAAATGAGCGATGAAACTGAAAAGCCGGTATTGTTCGACCTCGAAGAGATGACGTACGACCGGGACATGGGATACTGGAGGGGGATATTCCTTGCCAAAACTCGCTTGTGCGCGCCGTTCAAAATGAGCGTTTCCATAGCCGACTCCGCCTCCGGGACTATTGAAGGGGGCTATCCGCAGACAACGCCTGCGGAGATGGCTGGGGTTCGGCTTCGGGAGAAAGCTCACAAGGCGCTGCAGATGCTCGTTGAAGCATCCGCTCAAAATCTTCGGAAAGCCGACGATCTTCTTCCCGGCGCAGGCGGTCAGCCCTGACGGCCCGATGAGCGATTGCAGCCGCAAGCCACTCACCCGGATCAACGGAACGATCCTTCTCGATGGCGACATACTCGCCGTCGAGACCAAGCACGAGAAGAAGCTGAAGGAGCTGCTGGCGGCCAAGAAGCGCCGGAAGGCTTTCGAGTGCGTATTTCATGGATGGTGTCCCATTGGACCTGACGCACTTGAGGATTTGTTCGAGATCGAATGCCGCAGCTTCGACCAGGTCGCGAAGTGTGATTTTGTCAGGAATGTTCGTCATGCCTCGGCCTCTCGCTTTGCGAAGAACTCACGCCAGAATTCAGGACCGGGGATTTGACTGGCCTCGGAGCAGATGTGACCTCGCCCTGTTTCTGGTTTTCCGTCCCTGTACGGCATCCCGCCGCAGTGATCGCAGTAAAGGCGCTTGCGGTACTCGATCTGCTCGGTTCGCAGACCACCGCCGCACTTAGGGCAATTGGCAAGAGCGCTCATGCCGCGGACTCCCGAGCTGCATCGGCTTGGGCGAAATCCGCAGGCTTCAAGGAAAGCAGAAGTTTCCGAGCTGGGCCGCGGGGGCCTTTCCCGGTTTCCCAATTTGAAACGGTGCTCTGGTCAACGCCCGGGAAGATGTCAGGACGAATCTGCGAAATTGGCACGCCAGTTATTTTCGACACCACACCGCAGTATTCAGCGGGGATTTTATGCCACTGAGAAACCGTCGCGGGAGTCACTCCGCACCCAGCAGCGATAGCCTTTTTCATCCCATGCTTTACCGGGACGCCGCATACCGTTTTCTTGCCTCGATGGGGAAGACTCGCAGGAGGATCAAAGACGTTTCCGTCGATCCATTCCCGAAGATCTGCCGCCAGGATGAACCATTCGCGGTGGGCATGGAGATGGCTCCATATGCCATGCAGCCTAAATTCCTCGTTCCTGTCCCCATCGACGGCGCCGAGAAGAGAGCAAGGGAACGGCGAATCTGCCGACACCTTGCTGAGCCTATTTTTCGGGTCGAGAGAAAAACCGATCTTCACGCGGCCGCTGCATTCGATGAAGTAAATCATTGGGCGGCCTCCGATGAGGCTGTGTTGTCATCGGTGCTGAGGAACGCAGATACAGGGACAGCCCCGCCGGTCGCAGCGCTGATCTTCCTCAGGGTGGTGAGCGTAGTGCTCTCGCCATCCATGATCCGATATAGCTGCATGCGGCTCATTTCGATGCCTTTGGCGAAGCCGGTAAGCGTCTCGCCTTTGGCTTGCAGATGCGCGATGAGGGGGTGCTGTTCTGTGCTCATAAAATTAGTTGTAACACCGGATGTAACAGCGCGCAAGCGTTTTCTGTCACATCGGCTGTGACCACGCGTTACATGGGACGTGATATTATTTTTTGCATGAGCACAGATCGCACATATGGCAAGACGTTTATCCGTGAATGGCGGAAATACCGCGGGCTTTCGCTCCGGCGCCTGGCTGATCGTTTAGAGATCACGGGGCCGAACGACAGCATTTCTCATGCCAGCCTTGGCCGGATCGAGACCGGTGATCAGCCATATTCTCAGCCGATCCTTGAGGCGCTATCCGCGGCCTTGAACTGTAGCGTAACTGATTTGCTGAGCGTCGACCCGTTCAAGGAGGGTGAGGTCGTCGACCTGATGCGGCTGATCAATGATAAAAATCGAGCGCAGGCCATCCGCGTTCTGCAGGCCCTCACCGGAACCGACGACTAAAGAACTTTTGAGATCAGCACGAATTCCAGATCCTTGTCGACGGTGACGCGCCATTGGCCGCCCGTAAGCTGGCGCATGGTGATTGCCAGGTTGCTGGCTTCCCGTCGACACATATCTAGTGTTTTTGCTTGAGAAATGCGCGGCAGGCTGATCGTCGACGCGGCAGCGCCGCCGGCTATTGTCCGAATTAATTCCCGTCTCGTCGGCATTCTGGTTTCCCTCTAGGGTTTTTTCTTTTGAAACTGGACCGTTTTAAGGATTTAGCAACTTCGAATGTACGTTACCGGACAAATCTCTGGCTGATGGTTAACAGATGCTCCAGATCGGGAGGCGATTTTTCGCCCTTGGATTCTCTGCTTTCGAAACACTGTCCCACCCTTCCAATTACTCCCCTCAGAGCAAGATCTTCCTTCTTCGTAATAGTATCGTTATTAAGCCTACCGTTATTAGGGGGGGCGCTGGTGCACTCTTGCCAAGGGGGCGCTGGTGCACTCTAGAGCGCCTGCCAAGCGAAAATCAGCCGGTAGTGATTTACCGCTCTGTTTCGCCTCCCGCGTTGCACCTGCTCGCGGTCGACTAGGCCCTCGTCCATCAATTTCCCAACAGCTCTTTTGACAGTCGAAGGGTTCAAATTCAGATCCTTCGCTATCGTCTTCTGCTGGTGCTTCGTGTGGTTGTCCTTCCGGTTCATGTGCATGGCAATGAAGATCGCCACGCGCTGGCAGTCTGCCGTGAGATATGGCCTGCCCAGGATATGACGAATCCACTCGTCGCGGTCGCGGTACCATTGGCCCGCTTCGGATAATTCTGGCTCATTTCGCATGCTGGATATATGCGCCTCGATTCTGGCCGCGTCAATTCATTGTCACACCGGATGAAACATTTCGCTTGACGGCTGTCACACCGTGTGAGACAACATACCGGCACAAGCAGAACACCTCAGCCCAACCGAGCCGATCTTCTGCAGTCGCAACCCAACGAACTGAGACGCAAACCCAATACGGAGGGGAAGACGGAAATGACCAGACGATACGACCTCAAGATCGGCGATGAAAACGAAGAGACCGAAATGGTCGAGCGCCAGGACGGCGATTGGGTCATGGCCGACGATTACAACGAGATCGTTCAGGAAAACGCAGACCTTCGCAAGATCATCGTCGACGCCATCGAGCGCCTACGGGACGCCTAACCACCAACCCAACCACCTTACTAACACTAACGCAGGGGAAGACGATGAAACTAACAGCAGAGAATGGTCAAAGCATTGCGAATCATTGCCTGTTCAGGAACGACGAACTGACTGGATCGGGCGCTGCTCCAGAAGGAGCGGTCATCGTTGACGGCATCATCAGCCAATACGGCTTTCACCCTGATCGGCTACAAAGCCACAGAGCCGATATCGTATCGATGCTTGGCGATCTTTCGGATGACTTCAAGTCGAATGGCGGCGGCGGCATGAGCTTCCTGAACGCCTGCATGACGAAGGACGGCGAGCTTTGGGCTGAACACCCGACGATCGCCATGCTGTTCGCACTCGGCATGGGCATCGGCGCGGTCTCCTACAATCTGCCGCGCGACATATGGCCGGCTCTCCCCGGCTCCATGCCGTACGTCACCATCAACAGCGATCTCCTTTCAGTCGCCACCTGATCGTTTCGGCATCCGCCTAACCCGGCGGATATCCAAGCAGATCACAACCCTATCATACCGGCAGAGGAATGAGACGATGGAAAAGCATATAGAACTTCTGGAGCAGGCGAAGATTCACTACGCGGCGGACATGCTGCTGAAGGGCACGTATGGCAACGATGTGAGCGGCGAGTTCCGCGGCTGTTCAGTTGGTTGTCTATTGGCGCACATCAAGCCCGGTCTGAGCGCTGGCGCTATTGATGGTCTCTCCCACAAGCACAAGATCGTCGCCGACTATTACGGCTACCCGGAATGGCTCGCACTGCTCCAGGATACGATCTTCGAAGGCTTGCCGAACGGCGAGAGCGCCGAATGGCACGTTCAGCTTGCCGAGGCCATCGCCTCACGTGGCGGCGTGATCAACTGGCAGGAAACGCTTCATCGCGTCCACATCGGCATCCTCCGGGTTTCCTACCACACCGCCGGATCTGCGCAGCCTGTCGTGCAGGCCGTGATTGATCTGCACGAAGCAGCGATCCGAGGCGATAGCCCTGATGGGGCAGCATGGTCGGCAGCACGGTCGGCAGCACGGTCGGCAGCAGAGTTGGCAGCATGGTCGGCAGCAGAGTCGGCAGCATGGTCGGCAGCAGAGTCGGCAGCACGGTCGGCAGCATGGTCGGCAGCAGAGTTGGCAGCATGGTCGGCAGCAGAGTCGGCAGCATGGTCGGCAGCAGAGTCGGCAGCACGGTCGGCAGCATGGTCGGCAGCAGAGTCGGCAGCACGGTCGGCAGCATGGTCGGCAGCAGAGTCGGCAGCATTCCAAGAAATTCGTGACGCCGTTCTGGACGCGATCAGCGCGAAGGCTGCTGCGTAGATCACCCCGGCACAACAGAGGAACGAAGGCGATGGAAGAGGTAAGAATTCGAGGGATTGTAGGCGACGAGCCTCGCCGTGATGGCGAGTATCCAGCCCCAACCACCGCCAGAGCCCGCAAAGGCGATGCGTCATGAGCACCCAGTTCGAAACCATCATCACCGCTGCGAAGAAAGCGGATGCTGAGTTCTCGGTAATCCACGGAACTCAGGAGGATAACGAAGCCGTCGTCCGCGAGTTCGCCATCACGGTGATGAAGGAGCTTTCGGGGCTCGTATCAGTCGCAGGCGGTAACCCGGAATACATCAACACGTTTGTCGATAGCATTGGCGATGAAGTGGACCGCTGCTTTTACAGCGCGAAGAACCCCATCCCGGCTGACATGTTCAAGCCTCGCCCCGGTATGCTGAAGCTGATCGTTCTCGGAGCGGATATGAGGAGCGGACGATGATCACCGAAGAGAATCGTTACGAAGTATTAGCAACGATCGGTCGGATGGATCGCATCTCCGCTAAGTTTAGCGCCTTGTCCTTGGCCTTTCAGTGCGTCTACGACAAGAGCGATAAATCGGCCGTCTCAGGCCTTATGCAGGCAGATGCACAAGATCTCGATACCGAGTTCAACCGCCTCTGCACCCTCCTGGGCTACACCATCACCAAGGCTGGAGAGACTTACGAAGGGGGTGCGGCATGAGAGAGTGTCGAGCCATGAGCAAGATCCCCGAAGACATTCTGCATGCGGCCAAAAAGGCTCTCGACAATCTGCTCTGCAACGATGCGGTTTCCTGCGGCGGATATGACGGCTGCCGCAAGGCTTCGATCAGTGACATAGCCGAGGCCATCGTTGCCGAGCGCGAACGCTGCGCCGCCGTTGCCGAGGTTTACCCAACATATTCAACCGTCACAGACTTTGATCGCGGCTATACGGCTGCGCGAAAGGACGCTGCGGCGGAAATTCGTAAGGGTGTTTCGTCATGAGCGACAGAACGAAAACCTTTCCGGCGGAAGCCGTCATGTCCACGGTCACCGGCATCCTCGTTTCGGAAAACGGCATTGGCTGCGTCTACGAGGTGCTGAATTGGATGACGGGCGAAAGCGTCTTCACGCATCAAATATCTCGCATCAGCCGCGAAGCCGTTCCGGTCATCCTCGCTCTCTACCCAGATATGCAGATCGCCATTGATGAGGCCGAGCAGGTAAACAGTGAGAACTGGCGCGACTGGCTCGCGACATGGAAGGGGCGCTATGGCGATGAGATCGCTGTCCCCGTCATGAATATCGCCGAGCATGAGCGCATCGATCCGGTGTCGGAGTTGGCCGAGATGGTCCCACCTGATCGCGTCATCACCATCGGAGTGGGCAAGCCATGAGCGACAAGTGCAAATTCTCCACCTATGGGTACGCCTGCGGGAAGTCGGTCGAGCATGGTCGGTATCTATGCGAGGAGCACGCCTCATCGAAGTGCTCAAGTTGCGGACAGCCAGCGACACACGGATGCGACTTCTGCGGTCAATTTGTCTGCGGCATGCCTCTTTGCGAGGAATGCACCTATGGCACAGACGACAGCAAGCCGTCCGGTAACTGGGGGTTCCTCAATCACATCCACGTCAGTAAGCCGGAATTTGCCGACAAACATGAAAACCGGCGGCTGAGGGAAGAACTCGCCTCCACCATAGAAGAGCTGATCAACAGTCGGGCCAAGCGCATTGCTGAGCTGAGAGGTGGGCGAGCCGCTTGCCCTGTTTGCGGCAATGAGGAGAGGGGTCAAGGCGGCTATCTGAGTTGCGAATGCCCCTCCACACCCACTCAGTGGAGTGTTGAGCCATGACCCACTACGCCACATGCGTCAATTGCGCGGTCGATACCGCAACTTGCGAGCGGCGGCAGAACCTCCGTTCCTGCCTAAAACTGAGGAGGCCGATGATGTCCAGTTCTGATTGCATCGTCAAGCAATACGGCTGCTCATGCCCTCCCGACACATGCTCGGCTCAGTCTGCCGCAACCACGGCACCGGTAATCTCATTCTCATGGCGGGATCATCTCGTCCTATGCCTCACGGCTGGCTTTATCGCTGGAATCGTTGCTTTCGCCATAGCGGCAAGAGCGGAGCCGTATTTCAAGCGCCAGGCTCTCGAACAGCAGGAATCCACCCGTCATGGCTGATCTCCTCGATATTCACGGGACGGAAGAACATATCGGCGGCTTGGCGCACGGCGTCGTCGCGAAAGCAACCAAAGCCATGGAGGCGAAAATGGGAAACGCAGTTGAAATCCAGTCACCGCAGCAGATCGCCGTGCAGGAAACGCCTCGTGCCGTCATGACTCCAATGGAGATGGTTGGGCGCGCTCTGGAAATGGGCGTCTCAGCCGACATCCTCAAGCAGATGATGGATCTCCGGGACCGGGAAGAGGCGCGTAACGCGAAGATCGCTTTCACGAAGGCGGTTGCCGCGGCAAAGGCCGAAATCCGGCCGATCATGAAAACCCGTGAGGTCGATTACACGCCGACCGGCAAATCGCGCGTCAACTATCGTCACGAAGACTTGGCCGGCATCGAAGAGCAGGTGTCTCCTATCCTCACGAAACACGGCCTGCATTATCGTTTCGAAAGCGACAACGGGATTGATCGCCCGCTGACGATCACGTGCATTCTTGAGCACGACGACGGCTATGCCACCAGAACTCCACTTTCGGCAGGTGCTGATACATCGGGCGGGAAGAACAGCCTGCAAGCGATTGCGTCTGCCGCTACATATCTCCAGCGCTATACGCTCAAGCTCGCCCTTGGCCTCTCTGTGAGCCACGACGACGATGGCAGCAAGGCAGGACAGAACCAAGACGACGCCAAGGCTATTACCGAGGCGCAGGCTTCAGTCATTCTTGACCTGATCGAACAAGGCAAAGTCGACATAGCCAAGTTCTGCGAGCGATGGGAGGTCGACGCCGTCGCTTCTGTCCCGATGGCAAAATTCAATGAAGTCGTCATGTCTCTGCGCCAGCGCATCGCACATTTGACGCAGCAGAAGGGGAGCGCAGCATGAGCGGCCCCGAGATCATAGACTGCGAGCAAAATTCCGAGGCATGGTATGCCGCCAGGGCAGGAATTCCGACAGCTTCGGAATTCAGCACCGTCCTTGCCGAGGCGAAAGCTGATGGTGTGCTGCCGCAGCCGATTATGGATGCCATGGTGAAGAGCGGATGCAGCGCCGAACAACTGGCCGCTGCGGTCAAGGCAGCCAAGAAGAAATACAGCAACGCCTCTCAGACGCGCCGCCAGTACCTCTACAGGCTCGCAGGAGAGGTGATCACCGAAGAGGCGGTCCAAGGCTACACCAACGCCGATATGGAGCGTGGGCACGTCATGGAGGCCGATGCGAGGCAATCCTATGCATTCATGACGGATGTTGAGCCGCAGCTTGTCGGCTTCATCCGCAATGGGCAGAAGGGCGCCAGCCCTGATAGCCTCATTGGCGAGAACGGTATCGCCGAATTCAAGTCAAAGGCACCGCATATCCTGATCGAGGTTCTTTTCAAGGATCAGTTCCCGCCGGAGCACAAAGCTCAATGCCAGGGCGCGCTCTGGGTGGCCGAACGCGAGTGGATTGATATCGTCTGCTACTGGCCGCGCATGCCGCTGTTCGTGAAAAGAGCCTACCGGGATGAAGACTATATTCGGAACCTCTCTTCCGAAGTCGATCGTTTCAATGATGAGTTGGCTACCGTGGTTGAGCGTGTGCGCCGTTACGGTCAGAAGGAGGCCGCGTGATGGCTGATAAAGCAATGCTCTACGACAAGACCGGCGCAGCATTCAGCTTCGACCATGAACATGACGGAACAGCCTACGTTCGCCCTATGGTCAAGGTCTTCACCCAGTACGGGTACGGAGATGACCTCCATGAAGATGAAGGCGTAGAGCCAGCCGCCTATTTGGTCGCAATGGATCGTGCAGCACTGTTCGACGCGCCTCCTGTAGCTGCGCTCAATGATGACATCAAGGCCAAGACGGAAGAGCTGGACTCCCTCAAGGCGAAAGCTAAGAAGGTCATCAACGAACTGAAATCCGAGCGGTCTGCCGCTGAATACAAACTCTCCGACGCCAAGCGTCAGCTTGACGAATGGATGAAGATACACAAGGGAATGATCGACCTCGGCAAACTGCTCGACGGCAAAATCCTTTACCCCCTGTCGGTCGAGGAGAACAGTTACCCCGGCGGCCGGAACATCCCTCATATCCCGAAAATGAAGGATATCAATGGGCTCCGTGTTGAATGCGGGGACTTTGAAAAAGGTAAGGAGTGGCGGGTCAAGAGATACCTTTCCGACCATTACCACACATCATTCCAGTTCTTCGACACCGAAGAAGAGCGTGCCGCAGTAATCCAGTCTGAGTTTGATGCCACTTGCCGCCGTTTCCGAGATCGCCCGAACTTTGCCGTCGATATCCACACCACCACCAACTACGGAACGTTGCTGGAGTGGGTGAAGACCCACCCGACGCTATCAATCCCCGAAGACATCAAGGCCATGAAGGCTGCCAACGACGCCGAACTTGTCGAGCAACGCAAAGCCACGTTGGCCGCTGAACTAGCGGCTATGGAAAAGGCAGGTGCGGCATGAATACGCGGGCCACCATCACAATCAACGGCCCCGACGATCGCCAGAAGATCGCCACGTGGGCGCGGAACGTCGATGCCGGAACCGTTGTCACCTTCCGCAAGAAAAGCCGCTCCACGGAGCAATCTGCGAAGATGTGGGCCATGCTCGGAGAAGTGTCCGAACAGGTCGAATGGTACGGCGCGAAGCTCGATACCGACGACTGGAAGGATGTCTTTACCGCGTCCCTGCGGCATGCCCGCGTCGTCCCTGGTATCGACAAGGGAACCTATGTGCCTCTCGGCATGCACACGTCCACGCTGACGATCGAGGAGATGAGCAATCTTATCGAGCTTATCTATGCCTTCGGCGCAGATCCAGCGCACCCGGTGATTTTCAAAGACCCGAAAGAACAAACCGAATCCGGCCCGCCTCCCGAGCCGGACGCGACGGAGTTATCCCCCTCCTCCGTTGCCGAGCCTGCCGATTCCGCCCTTTCGGCAGGCTCCCCTATTCCTGATGCTTCAACCCCCGATGCATCAGGAGAAGACCCGGCCTGCGGCGATCCCGCCCCAGATCAGCCGCCGGCGGGTTCTGATTCCGAGCGCGATATTCTGATCAGGTTTGCGAGAGATATTCTTCCGCAGGCCGCAGATATCAACGTTTCAGCAGCGGCGCTCAAGGCTATCGAAAAGCGCTGGGGCCAAGGTGAACTAGCCCCTCTCTCCGAAGAGGCGAAAGAAACCGCCCGCCAAATCTGCGTGAAGATGCGCAAAATCGCAAACGCTACAAACGCTCCGACACTGAAGGATGAGGCCGCTGAGTTGGCTGATGTCCTCGGGTGCTCGCCTGCGGATATCGGAGGCTGACATGGATTACAAATATCGGGCGCAACAGAACATTCATATCTCCGGCTGGGAGTGCGGGACCGAAATTGAACTCAAGATGGTCGTGACTTTCTCTGTCCATCCTGGTTGCCGTGAAACTCTTGAGACCCCAGCCGAGCTTCCGTCAGTTGAAATCGATGGCGTCCGCTTCTTCGATGGCACGGATGAATTGAAACTTCCGTGGTCGATCGAGGATCGTTTCACCAGCCGTGACGAGTTCAAGGACTGGATCATGCAGGAAGCCATTGACCAGCACGAGGCGGCTCTTGACCGGAAGGCCGACGAGCGCCGGGAAGAGCTTCGCGAGGAGGTGGCCGATGACTGAGCCCCGCTGCGAAATCAGCGTCTGGAACATCGTCGAAGGCGATCTGGTCGAGAAGCTTTGGGAAGCGACCGAAGCCGAATTATCCGACATCGAAGAGCGCTACCGCGACG